TCATCATCGTCTCGTCGATCGGCGGCCTGCGCGGCTCGCCCATCATCGGCGCCTACTGCATCAGCAAGGCCGCCGACATGCAGCTGGCGCGCAATCTGGCGGTGGAACTGGGCCCGGACAATGTGCGGGTGAACTGCATCGCCCCGGGGCTGATCAAGACCGACTTCGCCAAGGCGCTGTGGGACAACCCCGACGCCCTGGCCGCGCGCAATGCCGAGACCCCGCTGCGCCGCATCGGCGACCCCGACGAGATCGCCGGCGCCGCGGTCTACCTGGCCGCCCCGGCCAGCCGCTTCATGACCGGGCAGTCGCTGGTGATCGACGGCGGTGTGACGATCTGAGTGGCCGGCGTGCCGGGGCGGGCGGTTCATGCCCGTTTTCGGCGCGTTGCTGCCTTTGTTGTGTTGGCTTGAGCAGACCTTCGTAGGTCTTGAGTCGTGCGCTTGGCCGAGGCCACCGGGTAACCGGCTGCCTCCATGTCCTCCGGCTTCAGCCGGGGCGGCTGAAGCCTCCCCCTTTACTTACGGCATCCGGTCACCCGGCGCCCTCGGCCCCTCCACCATCACCGCCTGCGCAGGTTTTGGACCTGGGCATGCCGCGGTGATGGCACAAGCGGCGGGGTGGGTTGGTGTGAAGAACCAGTTGGTCTGGGGTGAAGGCGGGAAGGGACGGGATGGGCCGGGAATGGCTGGGATGGCCCAAAGAATCAACGACTTAGGGTAATCGGCCCCCAGAGTCCGCGCTCCACTTTGGCGCCACTTGGTCTGCGGGATGGCTAGCTGCGGCCGGCGGATGGTTTGCCAGGGCTGCAAACCGCCTTCACACCTGGGAAGAAGCCCCCGGACTCGACCCCGAACCCCCGAACTGTCGCGCGCCGGAAGTGTTGCGGAAGTGGAGCGCCGAAGTGTCGCGCCGCCCCCCGCCCCCGCTACCCCGCCCCTCCTATGAGGACCGCGCCCGACACCCGACCAGCCCGAAAACCGAACTGGCGCACCGAAGTGACGCGCCACGCAACAGTTCCAGCCCGGAAATCGGCCCTCCAGATCGCGCCAGGATCAACGATCGCCACCCGCCCGGCACCCTGGCCCAACCCGGCCCGCTGCGGCGCTCCTGGGGCCCGTATTCCGGCCGACGATCAGGACCAGTTCCTGATGATCAGCTCGCCGGTCGGTTTGCGCTTCGCGGTCTCGGCCGCCACCGTGTAGGTGATCGCCACCCGCTGCATCGTCAGCCCGGCAAAGGCCTCCCGCATCTCGGGCACGTCGTTCACCGTCACCACCGCCCGGCCCTTGATGCTGCGCATCAGCTCAGCCATCCGGGCGTACTGCGGCAGCCCGAAGTCCACCCCGTAGCCCTCGGTCCCCCAGTACGGCGGGTCCATGAAGAACAGGCTGTGCGCCCGGTCGTACTTGGCCACGCAGGCATCCCACGGCTGGTGCTCCACGAACACCCCGTTCAGCCGCAGGTGTACCTCGCTCAGGTCCTCCTCGATACGCAGCAGGTTCAGCCTGGCCGGCGTGGTGGTGGCCGTGCCGAAGGTGCGGCCCTGCACCTTGCCGCCGAAGCCCAGCTTCTGCAGGTAGAAGAACCGGGCGGCGCGCTGGATGTCGGTCAGCGTCTCGGGTGACGACAGCTTCGCCCACTCGTAGAGCTGCCGGCTCGACAACGCCCACTTGAACTGGCGCACGAACTCTTCGAGGTGGTGCTGCACCACCCGGTACAGGTTGACCAGGTCACCATTGATGTCGTTGAGCACCTCGACCTTGGTACGGTGCTCTCTGAAAAAGAACAGGGCCGCTGCGCCACAGAAGGGCTCGACGTAGCAGCTGTGCTCGCGGTCGGCGAGCAAGGGAAGGATCTTGTCTGCCAGGCGGCGTTTGCCACCTATCCAGGGGATCATGGGTTGGGCCATTGCGGACTCGCTTCGTTGATACTTGCCCCGCCTCCCGGGAGGTGTCAGGGCCTTGGCTGAGTCGCAGGCTTGCTCTGCGGTGAGGTGACCGGCGGGGGTGTTGACGCACCCCCATCGGTCGCCCTGTTCTACGGTTCAGGCGGCGGCATCCTCCTGGTGCTTACTGTTCGCGCTCATGCCCCCCACCGCGCCTGCAGGAATCGCTCGATCACACCGATCAACTCCACACGGTCTGCCGCGCTCGCACCCAGGAACGGCCGCGCCGGCATCGTCACCTGGCGCCGCAGCAGGTACTGCGTCACGCCCTTGCCGTCGACCAGGATGAACTGGCCTTTCAGCGTCTGCGCCACGTGCAGACCGGCCATGTTGCGCGGGCTGCCAGCGGCGCGTGCCGCCGGCGTCACCGGGATGCTCAGGAACGGGCCGCTCTTGGCCCGGATCACGCCGCCGAACTGGTGGATCGCCGCATAGGCCACGTTGGTGCCCACCGCCACGCTGCTGTTGGTGGCCTCGAAGGTCACGCTGTTGCGCAGCCGGCGCGTCAGGCTCAGCGTCTGTCCGCCTTCATGCTTTGCGCGGAAGCTCTTCTCCCACTGCTGGCCGTCCGGCCCGATGGTGCTGCGGAATCGCAGCTGCGTGGCCGTCTTCAGCACCCGACCCATGCCCTGCATCGCCGGCAGCATGCTGCCGCCCAACGGCAGGCCCAGCCGCAGCCGCTCCAGCGCCGTGCGCACCCCCGAGTCCTCGATCTTGATGCTCGCGTCACCGGCCATCGCGGAACTCCTGTTGCTTGGCCGCCAGCTGCTCGCGCAGCAGCTCCACCCGGCTCGATCCCGGCGCATAGGCCCAGCCCGCCCCAACGCCCTTGGGCACCTGCTCCACCTCGCCGGTGCGCGGGTTCACCCAGTCGCGCATCTGCACCGGCGGCGCCGTGTCCGGGCCGTCCTTGCCCACCTGGTCGGCGCTCAGCTGGATCACACCGCAGCGGCAGCCCCAGTCGTTGGGCGGGTAGTGCGTCTGCCACCACGGGTCATCCGCCCGCAGCACCAGGCCATCCCACGCCGCATGCTCGGGCCGCGTCTGGGCGTCGTTGACCGCGTCGTACATCAGGAACGGCGCGTCCTTCTCGGTCTGCTGGATCTGGGTCCAATGCCCCGCCGCATAGGCCGTCTGCATATTGGTCTCGAAGATCACCCGCAGCCGGCGCGGGCTACCCAGCTGCACCAGGCTCGTCTCGCCCGTGGCCGGGTCGGTCATCTCCGCCCGGCCCCACCAGCCGGCCTCCACCAGGCGCGGCTTCAGCGCCTCGCGGAACTGGTCCAGCGTCTGCCCGTCGCTGATCGCCTTGTCCACCGCTGCGCGCACGTCCTTCAGCAGGTCCACCTGCATCATCTTGGCCACCGTGAAGGCCTCGTCGTGCTGGTACTGCCACACGTCCTGCCAGGCGAAGCTGGTCGCGTAGCCCTTGCCCTTGAAGAACTCCAGGGCCTTGCGCGGGGCGAGGTCAAAGCGGGCTTCAGCGGGCACGGTGCATCGCCTCGTCGACCGCTTCCAGCGTGAAGGGCTGCAGCCGGCAGTCGGCACGCAGCATCAGCGGGTGCGCCGGATAGCCACTGCGCGTGATCTGCAGGCACCACGGCGTGTACCCGTTCCGCCACAGCATCGGCATCACATCCTGCACTCGGCGCTCAACCCGAAGGTGTGACGCGTGTGCACCCCATGCCACGCAGACCTTGTGGGACCAGCGCACGGCGGACTCGATCACCGCATCGTTCTGCGGTCCCACCGGGCAGCCGACCCTTTTCAGGTCGGCCGGATACGTGGTACGGAAGGCGAACAGGTTCACAACTTGCATCGCTTCGTAGGCATGTGCCTTGGCAAATGCGATGCAACGCCGGATCGTCGGATCGTCCACGTCGGCGTCTGCCGTGCTCGGGTTGAGCATCACGAACAGCAGCGGCCTGGTGCCGCCGTCTCCAGCCCAGCGGCGCGACAGCAGGTAGCGGAACTGGCCGCATTCGCTGATCAAGGCACCCCTCTTCATGGCATGCAGCTGTGCAATCATTTAGAAACTACCACTGCTGGAGCACACCTTGAATGAAGAGCACAAAGCCAACTCCCCATCTTCCAAAGTTGAACCTGAAATCTGGGCAGACCAAGTGGCCAAAAATGGACGGTGGTTTTGGCGCATCAGCGTCAACGGGATTTATCGCGAAGACCAAGACGGCAGCCCGACAAAGGCGATGGCACTCGCACGTGGAACAGAAGAAGCCAAGAAGCTGGCTTCAGGTGCCTGACGCGGAACTGAGCCGCTCGCGCAACGCATAGCCCATCAGCGGCCAGATCTTCTGCACCGCGTTGGCGCGTGCGATCTTGCGGCCGATCTCGGCATCGAAGTTCTCGGGCGACACACAGGCCGACTCGCCGGTGACGGTGAAGCCGTTCTTGAGCACCAGCACGCAAATCGTCAGCAGGTTCAGCGGGATGCTGGCTTGCTCCGTTTCGGTGGTCGGTTTGAACATCGTTTGAGTGCCATCCACACCCAGGCAATCCGCCGGGGTGAAGTAATGCTCAAGCACGATGTTCGCCTCGACGTCCTCCGGCAACACACGCGCCGCCGTCTTGCCCTTGGCCTGGATCTCGGCCTCGATCTGTTCATCGTTCATCGGTCACCCCTTGAAGGCTTGCTTGATCCGGGACAGCAGCCCCGGCTTCTTCGGCGCCAGCCCACGCCCCATCACATTGGCTGCGAAGGTGGCTTGCGCAATGCGCTGCACCACCTCCGGGTCAGGCTTCGCATCCAGCAGCGTGGCCAGCCGCTCGCGGAACTGCACCAGGTCGCCGCCACTGGCCTCGGCCAGCGCCAGCACGTCCTCCACCGGCTTGCGCACCAGGGCCTGCCACTCACCGGCCAGCACATCGGCGCCGGCCGTGATCGCGTCCTGCCGCGCCTTCGTGAAGGCCCGCTGCTGCCCCGCCTTGCCCAGCGGCGCACCGTCGGCAAAGCGCACGGTGTCGGTCTGCGGGTCAGCTGGGTCATCAGCCGTGTTGCCCTGCGTGTCGACCGGCAGTGCAGCGTCCTGCGGCTGTGGCACTGGCAGGCCGGCAGCTGGCGGCGCGGCCGGCGGCGCCTTGCGCGTCCAGCCCTCGCCGTAGGTCTCCAGCATGTAGGCGTCGGTCGGCTCCCAGCCCAGCTCGCCCAGCGTCTTGTCCCGCGTGGCGCGCGCCGCCAGGTCTTCGGGCACCTCGAAGTCGTGCTCCACCTTGGGCAGGCCGGCGCCCGGCATGTTGAACTCGACGATCCAGCGCACCAGCGTGTCGTTCAGCGTCTCGTCCAGCTCGTCGCCATCGTCCTTGGCCACCTCCAGCCGCACGTCGTTCTGCACGCTGGCCTGGTTGCTGCCCAGGCCGCTGCTGGCGGCCGTGGTGCTCATGGTCTCGCCCAGCACCGCCTTGCTCATCTGCTCGTCCATGTACCGGACCAGCTTCTCGTAGGTGTCCACGCTGCCGCTGCGGCTGGCTTCGAGCAGCTCGATCACCATGCCCTCGGGCACGATCACGCCCGCGTCCTGGGCAATCTTTCCCAGCGCCTGCAGCAACTTGGCCTGCTCCGGCTTGCCCGAGCCGGCCGGGTACTTGCCCACCGCCGTCGGGCTGCCGAACTTGTCGGCAAAGGTCAGCCAAAAGGTGATCGTGTTGCGCTTGAAGAACACCGGCCAGAACAACATGCCGCCCACGCCGCTGCCGTAGGGGCTGTCATCGTCCGCGCCGCGCCGGTGCACCACGAACTTGCGCGCGGGCATGGCCTCGCCCTGCAGCATGTGCTCCCTGGTCAGCAGCCGCAGCTCGTCGTCCAGGCCGAACACGAAGCGCCGCGGGTCACGGGCGATCAGCCGCGCCGGCAGCACCAGCCCATCGCGGATCTCCCACATCACCTCGCTGACCGCAAAACCCTTCAGCGTTGCCTCCAGCAGCCGCTTGCACACGTGGTTGAAGCGCAGGTGCTTCAGCGCCATCTCCACCAGCTCGGCCGCCTTCTTGTCCACCCGCTTGTCGCTGGCCGGCTCCACCGACCAGGCGCGCGAGGTCACCGCCAGCTTGCGCTTGGCCAGCACCGCACCGGCATGGCTGTCGCGCTTGAGCTCCTCGTAGATCTTCAGGCCCTTGGCGCCGCCGCGGGCCTTGAGCGTCTCGTCCTCGTTGAACTGCACACCGCCATAGAACACCCGGTGGATGTCCCGCGTGATGCTGGCGATCTCTTGCTGGATGGGCTGGCCGTGCTGGTCCAGGATGTCGGCCATGTCAGGCTCCGATGTAGTCGCTCAGGTCGCTGCTGATGCGCTCGACGCCCAGCGCCTCGAACTCGATGGGCGACACCTCCGCCCGGCTCGCCGCATAGGCCAACAGCAGGGCCACGCCGGCATCGCCGTGGCGCTTGGCACCGTCGGCGCCGGTGGTGCGGCGGTCGGGGATGCGCGGCACACCCTTCATCACCTCGAACGCGCGCAGGTCGTTCAATGTGTCCGCGTCGCGCGGCAGCTCGATGGTGGCGTCTTCGAACGCCGCCTTGAACGGCGCCGTGTTGTCCCGGTACCAGCCCTCGCTGAGCATCACCTGCTCGATGCGCGCGCTGCCATAGCGCTGCATCGCCACCTCGGCCAGGTACTGGCCATTGCCCCGCGCGTCGAACTTGCCGTGCATGAAGCGCGGCAGCCGGTCCAGCAGGTAGAAGGCGATCTGCTCCTGCTGCTTGAAGGGCACGTTGCGCAGCTCCACCGTGAACGGGATCTTGCGCATCAGCTGCTGCGTCACCTGCACCGGCACGTTCACCGTCAGGTCGCCGCTGCGGCCGAAGTCGCTGCCGAAGTAGCTCTGCAGCCGTGGGTCCAGCTTGGCCAACTCGGGCGCCAGGTGCTCGTCGATCCAGTCCTGGCAGTCGGCCCTGCGGATGTGCTCGGGCAGCGTCTCGAAGCCCGGCTTGCATTCCCAGCGCAGCACCGCCGCCGCCACCATGCGGCTCTCGATCAGCGTGCGGCTCAGCCAGGCGCCGCCGCTGTTGGCCGGGATGCAGTCCAGCTCCTCGGCCGCGCCGGCGCCGTAGAAGCTGTACACCCCATCCACCCAGTCCAGCTCGTCGGCTGGCGACCACGGCTTGTCCAGCCGCAGGCACACCCGCTTGAACAGGCCTTCAGCCACCGCCTGGCGGAACGGGATGTGGTGCAGCGTGCCGGCCCGCTTGCCGGCGGCGATGTCGGTCTTCAGCTCATTGAACGGGTTTTCGGTGCCGTTGTGCGTGCTGATCACGCGCACCTTGCCGCCCCAGATCAGCATGGCCATCGCTGCCTTCAGCAGCTCGCTCAGCTTCTCGTGGAAGGCTGCCTCGTCGATGACGATGATCCCCTGCCGGCCGCGCAGGTTGCTGGGCCGGCTGCTCAGCGCCACCACCCGGAAGCCCGAGCCCGGGAACCGGATGGTGAAGGTCTTGATGTGCTTGTCTTCCTCGTCCTCGTCCCAGAACCCCTGTTCGATCTCATCCGCCGCACGGTTGAAGGCCTTGGCCCACATCGCGCACGCCTGGATGTACTCGATGGTCATGTCCTGGTTGTAGGCGATGTAGTAGACGTTCTGCCCACCCGCCTGGCGGCTGCTGCTGGCCGTCAGCACATCGTCGGCCGCCTCGGCCCAGGTCAGGCCGGTCCGGCGGCTCTTCTCGGCCATCTTGAACGGGCTCGGGTCGGCGATCCACCGCTGCTGGTACGGCAGCAGCACGGCCGGCGCATCAACGCCGGCCGTGTTGGGCAGGTCGACGGCCAGGTCGCTCATGCGCGCGGCGGCCAGTAGGCGGCGATCGCACCCGAATTGCCGAAGCACGCCGCCCGCGCCTGCTCGACATCGTCGTACAGCATCACGCTGCCGCGGTTCACCGGCGGCGCACAGTCGGGGAAGATCGTCAGGTTCACGCCCACCGGGCCATCGGCCGTGCTGCGGTCGCTCCACGCCCGGGTGATCACGGCGGGCTGCTCGGTGGTGCCGTTGCTACTGAAGTTGTGCACGATCACCGTGCGCCCGATGGTTGCCTTCAAGGCCTTCTCCTACTGGGCGATGCCCAGGATGGCGCGGCGAATCTCCGCCGCCGAGTCTTGCGACAGCCCGCCGGTGCGGGCCAGCTTGTCCACCGATTCGGCCGCGGCCTTGGCGCGCTCGGCCACGTCACGCATGAACTGCTGCTGCGCAATGCTGGCGCGCACCAGCGGCGCCATCGCCTTGGCGATCTTGGCGATGTCCACGCTCTCGGGGTCGATCTCGTCCATGTCGCGCAGCAGGCCGAACAGGCGCTGCTGCAGCATCTGCATCGTGGCGCGCGCCATTGCATCGCTGTCGTCGGGCGCAGCCGCCACCAGGGCCCGGGCCTCCTCGGTGCTGCGGCGCAGGTCGGCCAGGCGCTGCTCCATCGCGCTGCCGTAGCGGTGGATGCTGCTCTTGCTCACCTCGTAGCCCTGCTGGCGCAGCCAGGCCTCCAGCTCCACATAGCCGCTGAAGCCGCCGCGGATCAGCCGCTCATCCAGCGCGCTGCGCGTGCCCTCGGGCAGGTCCAGGATCTTGCTGCGCTCGCCCATGCCGTCAGCCCACCATCACCTTGGGCCGCGCAATGCCCGGCTCGCAGTCGATCGTGTACTCCACCAGGTCGACGCCCAGGCGGTTCAGCTCGCAGTGCCAGCGGTGGCCGTCCGGTGCCTTCTCGATCTCGATCAGCTTGCGGTCGCCCAGGTAGTCCAGCTCGCGGCGGATCTCCTGCTCGGTCGCGTCCGGGTAGTTGGCCTGGATCACGCTCAGCAGCACCGTCGTGGGCGCGCCGGCCGGCCGGCTGACGTTCAGCGCCACCAGCAGATACCAGCGGATCTGTTCGCGCCGCAGCCGCTGCATGGTGAGGATCACTTCGGTGGTCATGGTGCGTCCCGGTGGGTGGGTTGGTTGGCCTTCAGGGCCTGGGCGTAGGCATCACGCACCGCCTGCTGCATCAGCAGCGTGGCGTGATCGATCTTGGTCATGATGGTTGCGATGGTCTGGGTGTAGTCCTCGCGTCGCACGTAGTCGCGCGGCAGCTCGGCCTTCAGCCCCATCAGGTCGCGCTCGATGCGGCGCATGTCTTCGCTCTGGCTTTTGATCAGGTCGCTCTGCGCCTTGATCAGGTCGCTGATCGCGCCGAACTTCTCGCCGATGGACCGTTGGCTGGCCGCGATCAGCATCTGCGCCAGCCCCCAGAAGGCACCCACCACGGTGATCAGCAGCGTGATCAGGTGCCACAGTTCCAGCTCGATCTTCATTTGCCGTATCCCCTCTCCAGGCGGGCCTGGCAGTCCACACACAGGCGCACGCCCGGCAGCAGCCGGCGGCGGTCATCGGGGATAGGCTCGCCGCAATGGGAGCCCTCGCATTCGCTGGCGCTCAGCACGCGCCACTGCGCAGCGTCGGCCATGCGGCCCACCTGTACGGCCGCCTTCAGGCGCTGCGCTTCGAGGGCCTGTCGCAGCAGCATCTCGGCGCGCTCCTGGCCACGGTCGAAGATGTCCGTCATGCGCCCGGCCCGCCTGGGTCGGCCGCACTGCGCTGTGCCAGCAATGCCGACTTCTCGGCGCTGCCCCGGCTGCTGCCGAACTCGTACTGGAAGGCATCACGCACGCAGGTGCCGAAGATGCCGGCGATCGTGCTCACGATGCCCACCACTTCGCCCGGCACGTCCTTGCGGTACAGGGCCAGCACCGCCAGGCAGGCGATCAGGCCCAACACGGCGCCGATCACCAGCACATTGGCCCGCGTGTCGCTGTGCGGCGCCATGCTCAGCCTCGGCCCGCGCGGCGAGCGCGCAGCTGGTTGCGGCGCTTGCGCGCCATGCGCTGGCCCTGGCGCACCGTGTAGCCCGGCCGCGGGTGGCGCCACCAGACTTGGCCGTGGTAGCCGCCGCTGATCGCCTGCGCTGCCGCCGCGACGCCGCTCAGGCCAGCCAGCCCGCGGACTGCCTTGGTGTGCTGGGTGCTGTCGCGCACCGTGGTCACGTCCCGGTCGGCGACGGTGGTGATCGGCATCGCACCCAACCCCAGGGTCAGGGCGGCGGCTGCGAGAACGTGGCTTCGGGTGCGCTGCATGCTGGCATGGTGGCCAGCCGTGGGCGCGGCGTCATTTCGCGGGTGCGAAAACACAAAGGCCCACCGAGGTGGGCCCACTGTTGGGGGATGGCCCGCCGGTCAGTTGCGGTCCCAGGCCACCACCTTCTCGTTCATCACCACCAGGTGCAGCCGGCCGCTGCGGTAGACCGACGCCACACCGTCCTTGCGGTTGACCTGGCTCACCAGCACCACGTCGCCGACGCAGCTGCGCACGCGGCTCAGGTCCATGCCCACGGTCGGCCGCGCATAGTCGCTGCCGCACACCTTGCGGCGCACCTTGTCCTGGCGCAGCGCCTCGCGCTCGTCCGCCGCTGCCTGGGCGTTGATCTTGTCGGTCTGAACCTTGCGCTGCGTGTCCCAGTAGCGGTCGGCCTCGATGGTGGCCGATGCGGCGCTCGATGTCGCCGCCGCTGCGGCCCGCTGCTGCGCCTGCAGCTCGGCCTCGGAACGCATGGCCCGGTCGGTGGCCGCCTGGCCGCGCGCCTGGTCGGCGGCATCGCGCTCGGCCGCCCGCCGCAGGCCATCGCACACCGCGGGCTTAATCTCCGACCCATTGGCCCAGCGGCAGGCGGCCAGGTCTTCGCCCTTGGCCGCCGACAGCAGGGGCAACAGGGCGAGCAGCGAGCAGGCGGCGATTCGGGTCAGCATGGTGGCGGTCTCCAGGGCCGAAGTCTATCGGGGTGCACAGCGCGGGAATCACCCCGGCTGTTGATGCGCGAGATCGCCGAACAGGTCAGGCTGCTGTCGCAGGCGGATCTCGTGGCGCGCCACCTGCAGCACCCGGTAGATCTGGCTCAGGCTCATGCCGTAGCGGCGCGCCAGGGCGATGTGGTTGCCGCCCGTGAAGGCCTCCCAGATCTCCCACATGCGCCGCCGTTGCCGCATCGTCATGCCCTTGGCGATGTAGATCGGCGTGCCGCCGAAGTTGGCCCGCACATGCTCGGTCACCGTCTCGGCGACCGCACCGGCCAGGTCGGTCTCGATGCCGATCGCGCGCAGCTCGCGCTCCATCACGTCGGCGATCTCGCGCAGCACCTCCGGGTATTCCGGGTCTGCATGGATGGGCACGCGGGCCGTGGCCTGCATGGACGACTTCAATTCTGAGGACATGACAAGGTTCCCTTGGACGTATCGATCGCACCAGTCGTGTCTGCGCCAACTTGGTGCGAAGGGTTGACAGTGCCGCAAGGTGCCGCCAACGGGCAACCCCCTGGGATAGGCGTGTCAGCTCTTACAGCCCGCGATCGCGGGATTGCCACCACCACCTGGTCGGCCAGCCGCCGGCGCAGCGCGGCCAGCGCGGCGCGCCGGTCCTGCGTCATCTCCGGCCGCGGCGCCGGCAGCTGGTCCAGCTGCGGCCGGGGCGGCAGGTGGTCCAGCAGCTGCTTCGGCGCCGGCCAGTGGTCGACCTGGCGCGACAGGCTGAAGAAGCCCGCCGTCAACCGGCTGCTGTCGAGCGCTTCGTCCCACGCCACCGGGCTGCGCCACAGCACCTCGATCCAGCCGGTGGTGGTCAGCGGGGCCACCTCGGCCGCCGGAAACCCGCGCAGGTTCAGGCTGTACAGCAGCTGCACACCCTCCACGATTGCGTTGTGAAACCAGGCCGGGATCGGGTTCATCGCTTCATGCCCTCCAGTGCCATCAGCGCGCCGCCCGCCTTGCTGCGTGCCACCACAGGGGTGACAGGCTGCATCTGTGCAGCGCCGTCCTGCACGGGCGCTGTCGTCACCACCCCACGCGCCGCAGCACTTTCAATGCAGCGCCTGAGGTAGTTGTGGTTGCCCAGCGGCTTCCATCCCGGCGCGGCGCGCTTGTCGTCCAGCGTGCGGGCCGCCTCGGCCAGGCCCACCACCAGCACGTCCACCGGCACCACATCCAGCGCCAGCACCTCGCGCATCAGGCGCAGGGCCCGGCCCCAGCCCAGCTGCTGCCTGGCCGGCCGGAAGTAGGCCAGGTAGTGCAGCAGCAGCCGGCTCAGCTCAGGCTGCATGCCGGCCAGCATCACCATCACCTCGCGGCCGGCTTCGTGCTGCAGCGCGGCCTCCAGCGGGAACGCGGCGTGGCACACGGGGCAGTTGAGCTGCATCACGCTGGCTCCTCGGAGTCGTCGTTCCGGTCCTTGTCCAGCTGCAGCGCCGTGCGGCTGATCAGCTTGCACTCCACGCGCAAGCGCTGGCCGTTGCGGTAGACATAGCCCAGCTTGCGGTCGTAGGCCTCGTCGGTGGTGATGGCCTTGGCCAGCAGCGGCAACATCTTGTAGGCCACCGCTGCAGGCAGCACCAGGTGCTCCATGCCGATCGTGATGGCGGCCAGGTCGCCCGCCGGTGCGGCAGGTCGGGTGTCGGTGTTGGCACGGCTCATTCGAGACCACCTTTCATGTCAGCCTGTGCTTGGCGACGGGATGCCGCCGCCAGCGCGGCAGCAGGGTCGCGCTTGATGCGGCGCGCCTGGTCGTACTCCAGCCCGGCCACGATGCGCCACAGCTGGTCGGCGTCGCAGAACTCCAGGCGGTCGACCTTGAACATGTGCCGCGCCATGCCGTGGGCATAGGCCCAGGGCCGGCCGGCGTCGGCCAGGTGCGCCTCGATCTTGTCCATCAGCGCCTGGCGGTCCAGCGCCGGCCGCCGCGGCTTTCCGGCGTGGTCGCCCGGCCGGCGGGCGCTGTCCTTGAAGCCGCTGGCCTTCAGGTGCGCCAGCACCCTGGCGCGGCCGGCGTGGTCCAGATCCTTGGCGCTCTTGACGCGGGCCTGGGCCCACAGCATGGCGCGGTAGGTGTCGTCGTCCAGGCCCAGCTGGACCTTGGCGATGTGGATCTGCGCCAGCGCGTTGTTGCGCGGCTGGGCGGGGCGTGCGGCGGGGCGGGTCATGCGGCGCTCCTTTGGCTGATCTGCCAGACCGACATGCAGGGCCCCAGGCCCTTGGCCGGCAGCTGGCGCGCGGCCAGCATGCCGACGGGCAGCGCCAGCGCGATGGTCAGCTTGTCGACCAGGCGGCCCACCGCCGTCTCGGCGCTGCTGGTGCTGCTGGCTCGCTGGCCGGCCACCGCCTGGGTGGTGTAGGCCCCGCCCTGGCCGTTCACCTTGATGTTGAGGGGGAATTGAAGGGGTTTCATTTCGCCATCTCGTAGTGTTCGCAGACGCCACCAGCGGCCACCTTGAAGCCGCCCACCTTGCAGTTGAAGACCTCGCGCTCGTTCCAGCTGCCGGTGTCCAGCAGCGTGTGGCCGCGGAACAGGCAGCCCTTGCAGTTGTCGCTGCGCTGCTGGGGGCCGGCATAGCCCATCAGCTGGCGGCGGCCCTCATTGCCCTTGACGGAAAACGCCGGCTCGGCCAGCTCCAGCCGGGCCTTGAGTTCATCTGCGCGGCTCATAGCTGGCCCGCCTTCCGCAGCAGCGCGATGTGCTGCATGTGCTCGGGCACGAAGCGCTTCGGGCACTTGGTGATCACCCAGCCGTCCAGCAGATCGCAGGCGTCCTTCAGCGCGCCCCGCATGGCGGTGATGCGCTCGGCCAGGTCCAGCGTGGCAGCGGTGCTGCGCGCCGGCAGGTCGGCCCAGGCCACCACCTTGTCATCGTCCAGCGGCTCGGCGCACACGTCGCGCCACTGCGGGCCATCGTGGTCCAGCGTGAGAAAGCCCTCGGCGCTGGTGCCATCGGCCAAGAACAGCAGCACGTTGGTCTCAGGGTCAGGCAGGCCCACGGTCACCGGGGTCAGGCTCAGCTGCACGGCCGCCGGCCAGGGGCTGCCGAGGGTGTTGTCCTGTTGCATGGCGCCCCCTCAGTCCGTGGTGCCAGCGCGCGCCGGCTCGGTGCCCAGGCCGCCGGCCGGCGGGAACAGCAGCAGCTCGCTCGCGGCGAAGTCCGTGTGGATCAGCTGCTCGCGGATGACGTTGGTGGTGCCGGCGCTGAACACCTGCGCATTGCCGGCGTCGTCCACCAGCACCAGCTCGCCGCTGTTCAGCACACCTGCGCGCAGCGGGGTGCGCGCCGCGGGCTTGCCAGCCAAGGCAGCCAAGCCGGCCCAGGCGGACGCCAGAAAGGCAGCGGCGGCGCTCATGCCACCACCGCCTCTTGCTCGAACGGCTCGATGGAGAAGTCCTCCAGACCCGTCACCACCTCGATACCGCTCACGCCGCCCAGCTTCTCGGCCTCGGCCAACAGCTCGGTGCGGTGGGCATCGTCGGCCGTGGCGCCCTTGGCGGCGCTGTGTGCGGCCAGGATGGCGTCCTTGTCCACCTCCTCCTTGGTGCGCAGGTAGCGGCCCAGGCCCAGGGCTTTCAGCGTCTTGATGACGGCCTCGGCCTTGGTGATCTTCACGCTGGGCGGTCGCTGCCGCCAGGTCACCATGCCCGTCAGCAGGTTGGCGAACTTCACCTTCCCGCCGTCGGTGATCTCCTGGCGGTTGGCCTCGCACCAGGCCTGCACGCGGGCCTGCAGGCGCTTCACCTCGGCGCCCATGCGCTCCAGCTCGGGCTCATGGGTGGCGGTGATGGCGGCGATCGCGTCGTTCATCTCGGTGCAGCGGCGGGTGAAGGCGCGCTGCAGGTCGCCGATGGCGCGGATGTCGGCAGCGCACTCGCTGCGGGTCTGGGGCGCGCTGGCGGCAGCGGCCTTGAGCTTCTTGGTGGCCATGTGGTGGGCTCTCCTGTGGGTGGGTGGTAGCGGGATCAGTGCGCGCGCTTCGCCGCGGCGATGGCGGCGTCGGCATCGCCGCTGAAGGCGCCAGCGGCGGCATCGCGTGCAGCGCGCAGCTCGGCGGCGATGTGCTCCAGCACGTCGATCGAGCTGTCGTGGCAGCAGGGGTGCGCCAGCGCAATGGCCTTGGTCAGGCCCATCAGCGCGCCGAGCGCATCGCCGTGTCTCACGCCAGGTGCCAACAGCACGTCGGCCAGCTTCTTGGCCAGCACACGGGTGGGGTGGGACGGGTCATCGTTGATCATGGGCGGCAGGGACATGGGTGCCTTTCGGTCAGGTGGGCAGGTGAAGCTGGCCCAGCAGGTCGGCCAGCGGGATGCGGCGCAGCTGCGCCTCGATGTGCAGGCTGTGCATCGCCCGGCTGCGCAGGAAAGCGCAGCACTGCTGCAGCTCCTCGGCCGTCTCGGCGATGTAGTAGCCGGTTGATGGGGTGCCCGCGATGGCCATGCCCTCGGCCCGCGCCTCGCTGATCAGCGTGCGCAACATGCGCTCGCTGGTGCAGCAGCGGGCCGCCAGCGCCGTGGCGCCGATGCCGTTGGCCGCGCCGGTATGGCTGCTGGCCAGCACCTGCAGCAACAGCGTCTTGGCGCGCTCGGGCGGCAGGTGCGGCATAGGAATCAGGATCGTGTCCATCGGGGCTCCAGGGGTCAGGGCTGGGTCACGGTTGGCTCAGCGGCGGGCGGTGGGCCACCAGCGCTTCACCGCGGCGCGACGGCGCCGCCAGGTGCGCCTGGCCGCCGGCGCGGATGTACGGCCCGTGCGGGCGCAGCAGGCCGCCACCCGGGCATGGCGGCGCCGGCGGTACCGGCGGCTCGGCCGGGCGGTTCAGCAGGCCCTGCGGGTCTTGCACTGGCGCATGGCGGAAGTGGCGCGCCGGGTCGGCCAGCACGGTGCCGGTCAAGCCGGCCGGCTCGGGCGGCGCCACCAGCCGGCTGCCGGGCAGCGCCATCGGCCGCTGGGCCGCGCTGTGCCCGCGCAGGGCTGCCGCCTGGCGCTCCTGGGCTGTGCGCTCCCGGGCGGCCTGGCGGGCCTGAGCAGCGGCCTCCCGGCCTGCCGCGGCTGCGCTGGCCAGCGCAGCGCGCCGCTCCTCGGCGCGCTGCGCCTTGGCCCGGTCCTGCGCCTGGCGGATGCGCTTGATCTTCTGGGTCAGCTGCTCACGCTGCACCTGCAGCGACAGCAGGTCGGTGGCACCCGTCGGCACCCGCGCCGCGCCCTGGGTGCTCAGCTGCCAGCGCATGCGGCCGGAGCCGGTGCCAGGCAGCCGCTCCAGCCAGTCATGGCGCTCCATCTGCGCCAGCCGGCTCGCCACGTGCTTGGCATCGGTACCCAGCAGCGCCTGCACCTCGGCATTGCTCACCGACTTCTGCGCCAGCACCAGGCCCAGGATCTGGTCGCGCACGGAACCACGTTCGGCGCGCATGGCTCAGGCCCTCGCCATGATGGCCAGCCAGCCGATCCATTGCTCCACCGCTGGCCAGCTGTTGCTGACGTCGATCACCAGGATCACGATGATCAGCACCAGCACGCTGCCCCACAGCCAGACGGGCTGGCCGATCTCGCGCGCGATGGTGTCGTCGATCACATGGTCCAGCTCGTCACGCGGCGGGTCCAGGGCCACCGGGCTGGGCTCGGGCCGGGCCCGGCGGGCCCGCCGGTCTTCCAGGTAGTCACCCCACAGCGTGGCGGTGACGCAGCGCACGCCGTTGACGAAGTCCACCGCCAGGGCCCACACGCACACCGCAATGGCGGCCACCGTGACGTACAGGCTGGGGTTCGTGGTGCGGATGATGGCCATTCAAAGCTCCCGGTCGGTGGTTGAGGCGGAGGCGGCTGCCGGCTTGGCCCCGGCGCCGTTGAAGTGCGGGCACTGGCCCGCCCGGGCGAATCGCCCGCTGCCGCGGCAGGCATGCCAGGCCTGCGCGTGCTGCGGGTTGCCGATGCCGGTGCCGGCCTTGCCGGGCTGGCGCTCCTGCACGTCCTGGCACACGCGGGTGGACACCTCGCCCATCACCGGGCAGGCGCAGGTGGCGCCCATCAGCTCGCCCCGCACACGGCGCTCGATGCGCAACGTCTTGGCGGCATAGGTGCCGCTCAGCACCTGGCTGGCAGTGGTGTCGCTCACACCGATGCGGCGCGCCGCGGCGCCCTGGGTGGTGCGCTCGGCCTCGGCGCGCAGGGCACCCATCCAGTTGTCGGCGTCGCTCAGGCGCTCACGCACCCGCTGCGCCAGGTTGGCGGTATCGGCCATGTAGATCCCCTTCAGGGCCTGGTTGATGGTGGTGGCGCTGTAGCCCAGCACGGCCGCCGCGCGGCGCTGGCTGTGCTGGCGGCAGTAGTCGCCCAGCTGCTGCAGCCAGGCGGGTGCGGCCGCGGCGGTGGTCGTGCTCATGGCTGCCACCCCGGCGGGCACACGGCGTCGCAGACAGTCTTGTCGTGCTCGGCCAGCGCCCGGCCAGCGGCCGTCAGCGTTCCGGCCTGGTCGATCAGGCCCCGCATGCGCAAGCCGTTGAGCATGCTGCTCACCGCGCCGCAGTTGCCCGGGTCGCGCAGCGCGGCACTGGCCGGCCGGCCTTCCAGAATGCAAACCAGGGCGACGCGCTGGGTGTCGGTGGCCGGCCTTGGCGGTCGCGGGGCACCCGGTTCCCTGGTGGGCGTGATCACCACGCCGCCGTCGCCCCATGTGATGCCGGTGTTCGGGTCGTACACCGTCACCGACTCGCGCCGCATCATGGGCGGCAGCGGGCCGGTGTTGCGCACCAGGGCCATCACGTTGCGCTCGCCCACCTGGCCAAGCCGGCCGCGCCGGGCCAGCACCACGTAGCCGCAGCGGGTCAGGCGGTTGACGTACTCACGGGCATAGCGGGTGCCCACGCCCACACTGGCGATCACCAGCTGGTCGACCGTCCAGCGGCGCAGGATGCGCATCGCCTGCCAGATCTGGTGCAGCTTGGGGTGCTGACCACGCACCTTCACCGTGCCATGCACTGCGCTCATGCCCGGCCTCCGGTGGCTTTGCTGATGGCGTGGCCCGCGATCTCAGCCAGGGGCCGGATGTCGACGCTGGCCGCGTTCGGGTCCATGTCCATGATCGGCTTTGCCTTGATCGCCCCGGACTTCAGCCCCCGCAGCACCAGGCGGGCGAGGTCCAGAAGCTCGGGCGCCGCGGCGATCAGCTGGGCATTGGCGACCGTTACCGCTGCAGGGTGCAGCACCGTGACGAATGCGACCTCGTGTGCCGCGTCATGCGTGCAGACCTGATTGAGCTGGATCGGGTTGACCACCCACGGCCCCGGGGTGTGTGCGGCGCCGCTCATGCCCGGCCCCGCGGTGCGCCGCCCAGGTGCAGCTTGCGGCCGCCCCACTGCTCGGCGCTGATGCGCGCCCAGCCGTTGGCGCGGGCCAGCTGCTCGATGCGGGCCAGGCCCACCACCAGCAGGCGCACGCTGCCGCCGCTCTCGGCATGCACGTGCTGCAGCAGCTCGTCGTCCAGCTGCACCTCGCAGGTGGCGCGGGCGATGTCGCGGGCGTCGTCCAGGTCCGACCGCAAAAACTCCACCCAGTGGCTGATGCGGCCGGCCAGCTGCGGGCGCGCCTTGAGGCGCTTCTCGATGCCCTCCATGCCGACCATCACCACCGGCACGCCGCTCAGGTCGTGGATGTCGCGCAGCGTCTCGATCATCGCGGCGCTGCCCAGCAGGTAGTCGGCCTCGTCGACGAACAGCGGGCGGTTCTGCTCGGTGAGCTGGCTCACGATGTAGTCCACCATCGCCGCGTTGCGGCCCATCGGCGCCGCGCCCAGCTCGGCCAGGATGCGGGCCAGCATGGTGTTGGGCGTCCAGGTCTGCATGGCGCGCACGTACACGCCGCGGGTGCGGTTCACCAGCCAGGTGATGGCCGTGGTCTTGCCGGCGCCGGTGTAGCCGTGCACCAGGGCCATGCCCGGGATGCCGTAGCTGCGGCCCTCCAGTTCCTCGTAGGCCACCTGCAGGGCGGCCACACTCTTGGTGATAGCGAGTTGGTTGCGCATACCATTCGTTCCTTCTTGATGGGCTTCAAGCCCGTTTCAAACCGCCCCGGTGCCGCCTGCAATGCGTCCCGGGGCGTCTTCTTGCGGGCCGGCCTGGTCGAGCTGCTGCCCCACCAGGTCGGCCATGCGGCGATAGCTGGCGGGCTGGGCCTGCCGGTAGGTGGCCAGGCAGTCGGCCTCCTCGGTGCTGAGCGGGCGCGTGCCGGCCTGGCGCAGCAGCCACGCCACGCGCTGGGCCAGGCTCTCGAACAGCGGCGTGGCCACGCCACCGCCGGCCATGCGCCGGGCCGCCAGCTCGTTGGGCGTGCCCGTGGGCACCTGTGTGGCCACGATGCGGGCCTGGGCTGCCTGCAGGGCCTGCAGCTGCTCGATGTCGGCCGTGCTGCGGCGCGGCGCCAGGGTCGCGGCAGCGGCATCGGCGGCAGCGGTCAGCCCGGGGCTGGTGTGGGCCACGGCCGGCCGGGCCGGCAGCGTGGCCAGCTTGCCGGCCTGGGCTGCCCGGCTGCGCAGGATCTCGTCCACCACCTGGTCGGTGCCCACCCGCTTTGCTGCGGCACGCAGCGCGCGGCGCTCGTCCTGCACGCGCTTGGTCTGGATGGCCTTGGCCTTCAGCGCGACCTCGTGGCGGTTCATGCCGGTGCGCTCGGGCGCTTCCGCCACGCAGATGAACTGCAGGTCATCGCCGCCGAAGACATACAGCCTGCCCAGGTCGTGCTGCATGGCGTCGTAGCGCACCTGCACCTCGCGGCCCACCCAGGCCTCCAGCTCGGGGGCGATGAAGTGGGTGTCATCCAGCCGGATGCCTTTCTTGGCCACCGTGCGCCGGCCGCCGTTGCCCGGCGCCTCGGCCAGCAGGATGTCCAGCGCATGCGCGTCGTCGATGGTGCGGCGCTCGGCCGCACCGCGGGCAGCGGCCTCGAAGGGGGTGATGCCGCCCAGCCCCTCGTGGGGGTTGTGCATGTAGACCGAGTCGATCCACTGGTCACAGAAGGCCTGCAGGTCGGCCGCCGACATGTGCACCCGCACCACCTCGTCGCGCTTCATCAGCCGGTCGGCAAAGCTCTGGCGCGCCTCGATCGCGCTGCGCTCGGCCACGTCGTGCCCGATGAAGCCGGGGCACAGCTCGACCAGGTCGCGCGTGAACGTGCCGAAAAAGCGCTCGATGTGCGGCTTGTGCCAGGGCTGGAACGGGGGGCACAGCTCCTGCATGTCCTCGCCCGCCGGGCTCAGCGCGCGGAAGACGCGGGCGATGTGGTGGCTGGTGTAGTCCGACCCGTTGTCGGTCTTCACCCGCTCGGGCACACCCATGTCCAGCAGCATGCGGCGCACCAGGGCGGCCACCGCGGTGGCCTTGCTGGTCTTGCTGACCACCAGGCGCGGCCAGCGCGTGCCAACGTCGATGCCGCCGATCAGGCTGACGCGGCCGTCGTCCGTCATCAGGTCGGCCGGGCTGCTGTCCAGCTCCCACAGCTGGTTGAGGCGGTCGATGCCGTCGCTCTTGCTGCCGAACGCGACCATCTGGCGGTTCTTCCAGGCGTCGGGGTTGGCCAGGGCCAGCAGCGTGCCGGCGTTGGCCGTGCGCCACTGCTCCATCCAGCGCTCCAGGCTGCGCAGGCTGGGCAGCACCGCCCGCACCGGGCTTGATGCCGCGCCAAAGCGGGCTTGCAGGCCCTGCATCACCTGGGTGGCGCGGGCGTGCGGGTAGGTCACCAGCATCGCCTTGATGAAATCCTGCAAGGCGGGCTGGCTGTCCACCCGGCCCGAGCCGGCGCGGTTGCCGTAGCTGCCGGCCAGCGCGGTGATGCCGTGCTTGCGCAGCTGGGCCTGCCAGCGCTCGATGCTGGTGTCGCTGGTGGTGGCCACCTCGGCGCGCACGCTGGCCGGCACCTCCAGGGCACCACTGTTGTATTGCAGGGTGAAGGCGATGCGCGCCTGGTGCGCCGGCAGGCCGCTGGCGCGGGTGAAGGTTTCGCAGGCGCGCACCACCGCCAGGCGGGCGTCCATGCGGGCCTGGGCGGCGGGCGCCAGCTCGGCCGCCTGGCGCAGGCTGGTCTGCTGCCGGGCCTGGGCGGCGCGCTGTGCCAGCCCGCCCTGCAGCGCCAGGCGGGCGCCCTCAACCGTGCCGGCGGCGGCCACCTGGGCACGCGCCTGCTCGGGGTCCACCCCAGGCACCACCACCGCCGGCTGGCGCCAGGCCAGCGCGGCGCGGGTGTCGGCGGGCAGCTGGTCCACGCTGTACAGGCGCCGCACGCCGCCGCGGCCGGGCTGCTCCTCGAAGTGCCAGCCCTCGCGCTCGGCGCGGCGGATCACGGTCGACTTGGGCACACCCAGCACCTGGGCGATCTGTGCAGCGGTGGCGAGGGGGGCGGTCATGCCGGCTGCGCCTCGCTTGGCTCGGAGTGCTCGTCCAGCACGCCGTCCTTCATGCCCAGCAGTACAGCGGCACGGTGCGCCAGGCCACGGTGTCCCTTCGCTTTTTCGCTCAGCAGGTCGCGCACGGTCTGCTGCGGCAGCTGGTGCTGGCGAGCGAAGGCGGCGATCGATACGCCGCGGCGGCGTAGATCTTTCCTTACCTCATCCGGTGTACGAGTTTTCTTGGCCACGCGCTGTATCCTTGTTCCCTAAGCGAATCGAAGCGAATCAATGCAAGCGAACTTTAGCGAATTAAATCCAGGGGATCAAGTGAAAACTTCACTCGCCGACCGGATCCGCTGGGTGCTGGCGCACTTCGGTCTGCAGCAGCAACAGCTGGCTGAGGCAATGGGGGTCAAGCTCGACCGGGTGAAGACCCTGGTGCTCGGGCGAGCGAAGAAGCTCCGACAGGACGAGCTGGTGCAGCTACAGGCGAACTACGGGCTGTCGCGCGATTGGCTGGTGTCCGAGCAGGGCCAGCCGCTGCCCGGTGTGGCGTATCGGCCGGGGCCGGCCGGGCCGGCGCCCGCGCCGCACGCCGGGGCGCCGCCTGGGGACATGGCCCTGCTGGCCACGGAGAGCGCGCGTGGGAAATACCGGCCGGTGCCGACGCCAGGCGACGCCCAGCTGCTACAGCGGGTGGTGGATGCCACCGCTGCGGCCTTGGGTGCCCGCGGCCTGGTGCTGCCGCCCGAGCGGCGGCTGCGGCTGTACTGGGCCGTCTTCGAGCTCAGCCTGCCGGCTGGCGAGGTCAACCTGGCCGCGATCGGGCCGCTGTTGACGCTGGCCGAAGTGCCGAAGTGAAAAACGCGCCCAGGCGAAGTTTTCGACCCAGGGGCGCCCCGTGGATATGCCGGGCGGTCGATTAAACGCGCCGCGGCCCGGTTAAACGCCCGGCCGGTGCCTTTGCGGGTGGGGTGGAGGGGCGGGATGGGGTTGTTTTCATGGATCGAGGCAATTTTTGGGCGGCCGGCGCTGCCGGATGCGCAGGCTGAGCAGCTGCGCGACGAGCGGTCAGAACGGCAGGCGAGCGGCGTGATCGCACCGCGTGCCGACCTTGAGGTGGCGCGGCGGCTTGCCACGGCGGGCCATGCGGCGGCAGCGCTGGAGGATCTACGTGCCGAGCTCGACCTGGTCGAAAAACTGACACGGCAGGAGTTTCCGCAATGCACCGCGGCCGAGCAACGCGACTTGGCGGCCATGCGCCGCAGCGAGATCTACGGGGCATGCACGCTCGCTGTGCGCGGCAGCCCAGCCGAGGCGGTCTACGCACTGGTGGCGCATGCCTGGTGGATCTGCGGCCTGGTTGGCGCTGGCGATCGTGGGCAAGAGCTGCGACTGGCAAGGCGCCGTGAGCGATGGGGCGAGCAGACATCGGCCCTGCGGGATCTGCCCGCGCTTGTGGACATGGCCTTTGCCTTCAAGCCGCTGCGCACTGCCACGGACGTAGAGCAGCTCGCGGCACAGCTGTGGGCGCATGCGGGCTTGCCCGACCGGGATCGACTGCGCGCCTGATGCCGGCCTAGAATGACGCGACACCCAGGCCCGCCACAGTGCGGGCCTTTCGCTTTTCGCAGCTGCGAATAGAGCGCAACGTCGGCCCCACCCACAGTGCGGGCTGTGACGACGAAACCCACCCCCAGCGCTGCGGCGCCGCTCGACCAGGTCGAGATCTTCCGCCCCGGTCGCCACGTGGCCATGAGCGGCCAGGTGATCGAGTTCAGCGCGGCCGACGTGGCGGCCATCGCCGCGGCTTATGACCCCGCCGTGCACGAGGCGCCCCATGTGGTTGGCCACCCGCGCACCGACGGCCCGGCCTACGGCTGGGTGGCGGGCCTGGGCGTCAACGCCGCGGGCCGGCTGTGCGTCACCGCTTCGAGCCAGGTTGAACCCGCCTTCGCAGAGCTGGTGACCGCTGGCCGGTTCAAGAAGCGCTCGGCCAGCTTCTACCCACCCGACCACCCGGCCAATCCAGCGCCCGGCGGCTGGTACCTCAAGCACGTGGGCTGGCTCGGCGCCACGCCGCCGGCCATCAAGGGCCTGGCAGACGTGGCCAGCTACGCCGCGCCCGAGGCCGGCCTGGTCGAGTTTGGCGACTGGGACGACGAGCTCAACGCCGGCCTGTGGCGCCGCATGCGTGAGTGGTTCATCGGCCAGTTCGGTGCCGACACCGCCGACAAGGTGCTGCCCGCGTACGAGGTGGACGCCCTGCAGCGCGAGGCCATGCGTCCCGAGTCCGATGCCACCCCCGTTTCACCCACCACGGCCTATGCCGAAGGAGCCCCCGCAGTGACTGCCACCACCCAAGCCCAGCTCGATGCCCAGAAGGCCGAACTGGACGCCCGCGCCGCACGCCTGGCCGAGGCCGAGGCTGCGCAGGCTGCGCTGCAGCGCAGCGCCCGCCAGGCCGGCATCGCCGCCTTCTGCGACTCGATGATCGCCCAGGGCCGGCTGCTGCCGGCCGAGCGGGCGCGCATTGCGTCATTCATGGAGTCGATGCCCGACGCCGTGCGTGTGATCGAGTTCGCCGACGGTGCGCCCGACACGCCCATCGAGAAGCCCGCCGTCGAGGTGCTGCAGGACTTCATCCGCGCGCTGCCGCCGCGGGTCGAGTTCGGCGAGGTCGCCGCGCCTGGCCGCGCCCCGGCGCTGGACACCCAGGACGCCGGCGCCATCGCCCGCGCCGCACAGGACTTTGCCGAGGCCGAGTCCAAGGCGGGCCGCCAGGTGTCGATTGCCGATGCCGTGCAGCACGTCACCAGCCAGGCCGGCGGCGCCGGCGCCTGACCACCCCCACCCGACCAGAGGAGCCCATCCATGACCGTTTGCACTGAATTCCGCCCGCGCATTGCCGAGGGTGCGATCCCGGCCCACAGCATCGTCAAGCCCGGCGCCGCCGCCACCGGCGTGCTGGTGGCCGGCGCCGCCACCGACAAGCTGATCGGCACCAGCGATGAGCTGGCCCACGTCACCGGCGAGATGGTCGACGTGAGCATGGGCGACATCCACCGCGTGTTGCTGGGCGGCGCCGTGGCCGCCGGCGACGCGCTGACCAGCAACGCCTCCGGCGCGGCCATCGCCACCACCACCGCGGGCAACCGCTACATCGGCTTTGCCGAGATCCCGGGCGTGGCCGGCGACGTCATCACCTACATCCGCTCGCCCGGCGTGTACTGATCCGCACGCCGCCCCAAGCCCCCACCCACACCACAAGAGGTCCATAGCACATGGCTGCTCAACCGTTTGTCATCGTCCCGGCCCTTTCGGCCATCGCCGTCGCCTACAAGCAGGCCAGCCTCATCGCCGACCAGGTGCTGCCGCGCGTGCCGGTGGCCACGCAGGTGTTCCGCTACCTCAAGTACGCCAGCGCCGATGAATTCCAGATGCCCGACACCACGGTGGGCCGCAAGAGTGCGCCCAACGTGATCGACTGGGCCAGCTCGGAGCAACAGGCTGCCGTGGTGGACCAGGCGCTGGATGCGCCCGTGCCCAACAGCGACATCCTGGCCTGGGAGCAGGCGCGCCAGGCCGGCAGCGGCTTTGTCAGCCAGGCCTCGCCCGAGGCGCGTGCCACCGCGCTGGTGATGCAGACTGTGCAGAACCGCCGCGAGTACCGTGCCGCCAACGCGGTGTTCAACCTCGCCAACTACGGCGCGGCCAACAAGGTCACGTTGGCCGGCGTGTCCCAGTGGAGCGACTACACCAACAGCGACCCGATCCCCACCATCCTGGCCGCTTTCGACAGCATGATCATGCGGCCCAACAACATGGTGATGGGCCGCGCGGTGGCCACGAAGCTGCGCAGCCACCCCAAGGTTTGCCTTGCGATCTACGGCAACAACACCACCGCCGGCATCGTGCCGCTGCGCGCGCTGGCCGACCTGCTGGAGCTGGACAACATCTTCGTGGGCGACGCCTGGGTCAACACCGCAGCGCCCGGCCAGGCGGCATCGCTCGGCCGCGCCTGGGGCAAGCACTGCGTGGCGTACTACCGCAACATGGAGGCCGATACGCAGGGTGGCATCACGCTGGGCTTCACGGCCCAGTGGGGCCCGGCGGTGGCCGGCGAGATCATGGACGGGGACGTGGGCATGCGCGGCGGCAAGCGCATCCGGGCTGGCGAGAGCGTGCTGGAGCTGATCACCGCCAATGACCTGGGCTACATGTGGTCCAACGCGGTCGCCTGATCCGGGAGCACCAGACATGGCCACCAAGAAGCGCACCACCGCAGCCGCTGGCGAAACCAAGCTGTACGACGTGATCAGCCCGCTCAGCTACGACCACGACGACTACGCCGTCGGCGACCAGGTCGAGCTGACCGACGAGCAGGCCGCACCGCTGCTCGGCCACACGGTCAGGCCCACGGACGCAGCGAAGAAGGCCGAGTAATCGGTATGCATGCGGCCCAGGGGTGACAGCCCGGGCCGGCGATGGCCTGGCGCCGTCCAGGCCGAGGCTGCCACCAGGTGCGTGCCGCATGGCACGCAAGGCAGCCGGTGCGGGTGCAAGCCCCGCCTCGATAACCCCCGCCGAGCGGGCATCGATCGCAGCGGATTAAGTCGGCCGTGCCGCTGCAGGAGCCCAGACGATCGACTCACCCACCCAGTCTCATGCCGGGGCTGTGCAAGTGGCAACGCTGTTGGACAGCCCCGGCGCCTACGCGAGGTAATTGATGGCCAAGTTTGCTCACTCCGATGTGCTCGACCAGGGCCCGGCACTGATCAAGAGCGCATGCGTGCGCATGCTGCTGATTTCAGCCTACGCCGCGGGCGACAGCTATGCCACGGTGCAGGCCGCGAAGTTGACCGAGGTGGTGATGACCTCGGCCGACTTCACGCTGGCCAGCGCAGGCACTGCCCGTACGCTGACTGTCGCCGCTGGCAAGACCGCCACATTGTCCGCACCGGCCACCGGCACCGACCTGCACATCGCGTTCACGGACGGCGCCAGCCGTGTGCTGTGGGTGACGGACGAGACGACAAACGGCAGCGCGAGCGCTGGTGCCGTGGCCACGTTCCCGGGCCCGGTCTACACGTCCAGCCAGCCGACCTGATCACCATGCCGAAAATCGCTGATCGGGTCGCCGAGACCACCACCACCACCGGCACCGGTGCCGTCACGCTGGCAGGCGCCAAGAGCGGCTTTCGCGCCTTCTCGGGCGCCTTCTCCGTGGGCGACAAGGTGTACTACGCCATCGTCGGCACGACCGAGTGGGAGCTGGGCAGCGGCACGCTCGGCAGCGGCACGCTGACACGCGACACCATCCTGGGGTCGAGCAATGCCGGGGCGGCCGTGGCGCTGTCTGCCGGCACCAAGGACGTTTTCTGCACGGCCCCTGCGCGCATGCTGGGTGGCGGCACGGTGGATGTGCCGTTTGCCACTGCAGTTGCGTTCACCGGCCAGGAGCAGATGGCGCAGACCACTGTGTCTGGCGCGCTGGCCTTCACCGTCAATACCGCGGGCGCGGTGGACGGCGCGGTGGTGCAGCTTGACCTGATCGCCAACGGCACCAACGCACCCACGTTCAGCACCGACTTCCGCCAATGGGGCGGCTCGATGGGGTACGACAACCGGGCCGGCATCCGCAACTCGCTGACGTTCTTCCGCCGTTCTGGCGTGTACTACTACGCCATCACGCAGGCCGTGGGTGCGGTGGCTGAGTCTGTGCCCGTGGCCCCGACGTGGAGCGTGGCGCCCAGCATCATCGGCACGCCCACCGTCGGTGTGGCCTGTTCGTACACCCCCGGCACGGCCAGTGGCGTGCCGTCGCCAACGCTGACGCAGCAGTGGCTGCTGGACGGCGTGGCGATCTCTGGCGCCACCGCATCCACCTACACCCCAATCAGTGGCGATGCTGGGCATACGCTCACCGTGCGCCAGACCGCGACGAATGCCAGCGGCAGCGCCAACAGCACCAGCGGCGGAGTGTCCGTCGCGGCGGCGCTCACGGTGCCGGGTGCCCCCACGGCGCTGGCCGCTGGCACCCTCACGTCGACGACGATCCCGCTCACCTGGTCTGCTCCTGCGACCGGCGGCGGCGCCATCACCGACTACGTGGTGCAGTACGCCGCGGCCGGCACCAGCTTCGCCAGCCCGACCACGTTCGCCGATGGCACCAGCGCCACCACCGGCGCCACGATCACGGGGCTGACCGCAAGCACGAGCTATGACGTGCGGGTGGCTGCCGTCAACGCGGCAGGCCAGGGCGCCTGGGCCACGCTGACGGGGCTGACCACAACCGTGGCGGGCAGTCTCGTCGCCCTGCAGAACACCGCGTCTCTGGCCGAGTCGCCCGCCTACACCTGGACCAGCTCGGCCGCGTCCTATGCGGCCTATGGCAATGCCGGTGCCACTGTCGGTCTGGCGGGCGACGGCTGGGTCAGCCTGGACCATCCGACCACCAACAATGTTTCGCTGATCTACCTCGATGCCGCGGGCCCCGTGAGCAGCCGATCCAGCGCGGACTACTACCTGTGGGTGTTCACCAACGGCATCTACTACGGCAGCAACAGCAGCACGGGCACCAAAATCACCGGCACCGACCAGACCGGCGCTGCAGGCCTGCGGTACCGACTGGCCCGAACCGGAACAACGGTCACGATCGACAAATCCACCGATAGCGGCGTGACCTGGACCACGCTCTACACCTTCCCGACCACCACCTCGGCGAAGCTGTACCCGACCTGGGTTGGTGGCGATGTTGGCAGCACCATCACCAACCCGCGTGGGTCCGGCCTGTCATGAGCGTGATCCTGTCACTGCTGGGCACGGCCATCACCGGCAACAAGCGGCTGGCCATCCAGGGCCAGAGCAATGCGGTCGGGGTGGCGGCACGCTCCGACCTGTCCGCGTCTCCGCTGTCGTCCGACGCCGGCCTGGCGGCATTCGACGCCAGCGGTTTCTCGCGGGTCAAAATCTGGAACGACACGGCCGGCCAGTACGAGACGCTGGCGCCTGGCAGCAATCAGCAGGCGATCGATGCGGCGAGCTTCGGGCCGGAGTTCGGCATCGCCGTGCGCTGGATGCGCGAGACGGCATCGGGCACGCTCTACATCGACAAGCAGGCGGCCAGCAGCCAGGCCATCAGCTATTTTCAGAGCGGCGGCGGCTTCTTTGCACAGAGCCAGTCCCGCTACACCGCCGCCAGCACCTGGCTGTCGACCCGCAGCATCACCGCCGACCATGTGGGATACCTGTGGGTGCAGGGCGAGACGGACTATCTGGCGACCCAGGCCGACTACTACACCGCACTGCAGACGCTGATCGGCAGCCGGGTGAGTGCTGGCCTGCAGCCAGCAAGCGCGATGGTGGTGCTGGCGCAGATGGCCGCTGGCACCTCGCGCTACGGTGCTGGCGTGGCAGCAGCCAAGCAGCAGTGGGCTGACGCCGACAGCCGCGGCCGGATCATCAGCCCGCCGGCCTACATGAACGTGGACAACCTACATTGGAGCGGCCGCGGCCAGGTGCAGCTCGGCTATGACGCATTCGCGGCCGTCTTTCGGCGCGGCAGGGTGATCACATGATCGGTGCATCGGCCATTGGTGAGGCGCCCATCGGTGCACTGTCGGCATCCGGCGGCGGCAGCGGATCAGGCGATCTCGTGCTGTCAGCCGCGGATTGCACCCAGGCCAACAGCAGCAGCACCGGCGCAGTCTTATTTGCCGGAGGCGGCTTTGCGCTGGCAGCTGCCAACTGCATCCAGGCCAACGCCTGCACAGGTGGTGCCGTGGCGTTTGCTGCGGCGGCGCCGCTCATGCTGGCAGCGGCCGACTGTGTGCAGGCCAATGCCTGCACCGGCGGGGCGGTGATGCTGCAGTCTTTGGGCGCTGGCCTGTACTGCTCGCAGGCTGGATTGGCGGCCCGCTTCGGAGAGATCGAGCTCGTACAGCTCAGCAACCCCGATGACCCGACGGCGACGAATATCAATGAGCTGCGTGTCGACGATGCAGTCGCCGACATCGATGCGCTGATCACCGCCAAGCTGCAGGCGCGATACGCCGTGCCGCTGTCAAGCGTGCCGCGGGTGCTGCGCAACATCGCCTGCGACCTGGTGCGAGCCAGGATGTACGAGGACCGCATCCCCGACCGTGTTGCCGAGCGCGAGCGTGCAGCCCTGAAGCTGCTCGATGAGATCGCCGCCGGCCGGGTGCTGCTCGGCCTGGATGAGTTGTCCCAGGCTACGCCCAGCATCGACGGTCCGCAGTGGACCACCGGCAGCAGCAGCAGGGTCTTCTCGCCCACGTCCTTGAGCGACTACGCGCCATGAGCATCGCCGCGGCCGAAGCCGACATCATCGCCACCGTCAAGGCCGACCTGGGCAACCGTGTCCGGCACGTGGTGAGCGTGCCTGCCGAGTGGACCGACGAGCTGCTCAAGCAGATGCTGCTGATGACGCCTTTCGTCGCGGTGGCTTTCGCCGGCGGCACGGCGCCGAAGCCGGGGTCCACCGCCGCCATGATCGACGGCCTGTGGGAGGTGTACGTGGGCACCGGCCATGCCAGCGGGCAGGAGGCGCGCCGCCTGGGCGATGCGCTGCAGATCGGCGCCTATGCGCTGCTGGAGCGTGTGATCGGCCTGCTGCACGGCCACCTGGTGCCGGACGTTGGCACGCTGGACCTGCGCAGCGTCGAAAACTTCTTCACCGGCATGGTTGAGCGGCAGGGCCTGGCGGTCTATGGCGCGCGCTTTTCGCTGCCCATGATGGTGTTCGAGCCCGCAACGGTGAACCTTTCCGACTTCCAGACCTTCGCCGCCCAGTACGACCTGCCGCCGCTGGACGACGCCGCCGCGCACCAGGCCTGGCTGGCGGGCGACTACAGCAACAGCGCGCCCGATGCGCGCGACACCGTGACGCTGCCCATCCAGCAGCCCTGACCATCCGGAGCTCCAGCCATGACCTACCCGAGCGCCACGCTCAAGCCCGCCACCGCCGACCTGGTGGTGCGCGATCCGATCACCCGCCTGCCGCTGTCCGTCGACGGCGAGGACAAGCTGCTCGACAGCTACTGGAGCCGCCGCCTGGTCGACGGCGATGTGCTGATCGTGACGGCCGCAGCGCCGCAACCCAAACCCGCGGCCAAGGCCGTATTGAAGCCCGTTTAAGGAGCGCCCCATGAGCCTCAGTTTCAACACCATCCCGATGAACATCCGCACCCCGGGCCAGTACATCGAGCTGGACAACAGCCGCGCCGTGCAGGGCCTGCCGGCCGTGGAGCACAAGATCCTGGTGATCGGCCAGCGCCTGGCGGCGGGCACGGTGGCCGCGGGTGTGCCCACGCGCATCCTGAGCGCGGCGCAGGGTGAGGACTTCTTCGGCCGGGGATCGATGCTGGCCGCGATGCTGGCCGGGCTGCAGGGCGCCAACACCTACACCGAGTGCTGGGCCGTGGCACTGGACGACAACGCGGCGGGCGCCTTTGCCTCGGGCACCATCACCCTGGGCGGCAGCCCCACCGAGGCCGGCACGCTGAACTGCTACGTGGCCGGCCAGCTGGTGCAGGTGGCGGTGGCCAGCGCGGCCACCAGCGGCAGCCTGGCCACGGCCCTGGCTGCCGCCATCACGGCCGACACCACGCTGCCGGTGACCGCGGCCGCGGTGGGATCGGTGGTGACGCTGACGGCGCGCCACAAGGGCGAGGTGGCCAATGGCCTTGACCTACGCTTCAACTACTACAGCGGCGAGCGCACGCCCAAGGGCCTGACCACCACCATCGTGACCATCGGCAGCGGCACTGCCAACCCGGACGTGCAGGCGGCCATCACCGCCATCGGCGACGAGCAGTTCCACACCGTGGTGATGCCCTACACCGACACCAGCAACCTGGCCAAGCTGGAGGCGATGCTGGCTGCACGCTTCGGCCCGATGGTGCAGAAGGAGGGTCACGCATTCGCTGCTGCTGCCGGCACGCACGGCACCATCACCACCCTGGGTGGTGGCCGCAACAGCCCGCACCTGACGATCATGGGTGCCGGCAAGAGCCCCACGCCCACCTACGTGTGGGCGGCCGTGGCCGCCGCGGTGGACGCCTACGAGCCCGACCCGGCCCGGCCGCGCCAGACGCTGGTGCTGCCCGGCGTGCTGGCCCCGGCCATTGCCGACCGCTGGACGCGCGACGAGCGCAACCTGGCGCTGTACGACGGCATCAGCACCACGGTGGTGGACGCCGGCGGCCAGGTGCTGATCGAGCGGCTGATCACCACCTACCAGACCAACGGCTTCGGCGTGTCTGACACCAGCTACCTGGACGTGGAGACGGTGCGCACCATCGCCTACCTGCGCTACACGGTGCGGGTGCGGATTGCGCTGAAGTTCCCGCGCCACAAGCTGGCCGACGACGGCACGAAGTACGGCCCCGGCCAGGCGATCGTGACGCCCAACGTGATCCGCGCCGAGTTGGTGGCGCTGTTCATGGATTGGATGGACGCCGGCCTGGCCGAGGGGCTGGAGCAGTTCAAGCGCGACTTGATCGTGCAGCGTGCGGCTGATCCGAACCGGGTCGACGCGATCATCCCGCCGGACGTCGTCAACCAGTTCCGCGTGTTCGCGGCGCAGGTCCAGTTCCGCCTCTGACGGCGCCTGCGTTTTAGCGCCTGCGAAAGGACATCGATGTCGATTCGAGTGACGATCAAGCACGACGAGCCCGAGGCCGCCGGCAAACACCTGAAGGTGACGGTGGTGACGGTGGGCAACAGCGACGCGCAGGAGCACCAGGTGCTGCTGGATGCTGGCCAGGCCACCACCGTGCAGGTGGGCCCGGGCCAGTTCGTGATGGTGGATGACAAGGAGGCCTGATCATGGGCATGAGGCATTCGAGGGCCTACATCAAGGCCGATGGGGCATTGTTGGAAACGCTGCCTGGCGCCAAGTTGGACCTGGGCGGCGTGGAGCGCACGGCGGTCGAGGGTGACCACGCGGTGCTGGGCTACACCGAGAAGACCAAGGCCAGCGTGCTGACCTGCGAGATCTCGCTCGGTCAGGGCATCAGCCTGGCGCAGCTGCAGAAGATCACGGGCGCGACCGTGACCTACGAGGCCGACACCGGCCAGACCTATGTGCAGCGCAATGCCTTCGTCACCAAGACGCTCAGCGTGAGCAGCGGCGACGGCAAGGTGGCCCTGGAGTTTGCGGGCGACCCGGCCGAGGAGATGGGTGTATGAGCGGCGAGCAAGCGGAGTCGACGGTCTATGCGCTCAAGCACGCGGTCGAGCTCAAGCGTGCCGATGGGTCCGTGGCGGAGACGCTGACGGAGCTGACGTTCCAGCGCCTGAAGGGCGGTGCCGCGCGGCGTGCACTCAACGCCAAGGACAAGGGCACCGGCGAGTTTGTGGCCGCGTTGGTCTGTGCCAGCGCGCAGATCCCGCCCAGCACCTTCGACATGCTGGACGCCGAGGACGTATTCGGCGCGATGGAGATCGCCACCGGTTTTTTCGGGGTGTCCCTGCCAACCTGATCGAGGTGATGGCGGAGGTGGCCTACGTGTACCACTGGCCGCCCAGCGAGTTGGACGCGATGACGGTTGACGATCTGCTGCTGTGGCACGGGCAGGCAGCACGGATCCAGCGCGAAGTGAACAAGGCGCCTTGACGAAAGTCGGGCGCTCGGCGTTTGAAAGGCGAGTGACCCACGATGTTGAAGCTGCAGTTCGTGATCGAGGCGGTCGACAAGGCCACCGCACGGCTGGGCGCTGTCAACAAGGCAGTGGACACCTCGGTGGACCGCATCACCGCCCCGGCCCGCAAGCTGCGCGCCGCACTCAACGGCCTGGTGAACGAAAGCGGCATCGATCGTATCGGCGCGGCCTGGTCGAATGTGCAGGACAAGCTGATGCGGCTGCCGATGGTGGCCGCGATCTCGATGGGCGGGGCCTTCACCGTGATGAAGCACACCATCGACGAGACCGACCGCATGGTGGACGCGGCCCGCAAGCTCAACGTGCCGATCGAGCAATACCAGCGGCTTGGCTTTGCAGCCAGCGTGAGTGGCAGCAGCATCGAGGAGATGGGCGGCAGCCTGCAGTTTCTCAGCCAGAACATGGTCGAGGCGATCAACGGCAGCAAGGATGCCCAGCTGTGGTTCGCACGCGTGGGCATCCCGCTGGCCCAGCTCAAGAAGATGAACGCCGTGGAGGTGTTCGAGCGCATTGCCGACAAGTTCAAGGCAGTGGGCGATGCAGGCCAGAACGCCGAGAAGAAGATTGCGGTGACGCGTGCCCTGATGGGCCGTGGTGGTGCTGAGCAGGTGCAGATGCTCAACCAGGGCAGCGCGGCCCTGCGCGAGTACTACAAGGAGGCCGATAAGTACGGCGTGCTCAACGCCAAGCAGGCCGATGAGTTCAAGGAGTCGGCCGACAACTTCAAGCGGTTCGAGGCATCGCTGCGCGGGCTGCTGGCGGCCATCACGTCGGCTGCGCTGCCGGGCCTGGACAAGCTGCTGCTCAAGGTCGCATCCATGAATGCCCAGAACCGGCTGGAGCTGGGCGAGAAGATCGGCGCCATGCTGGGCGCCTTCGTCGAGAAGATGCCGAAGGTGCTGATGTCGCTGGGCCAGATCAGCAAGGCCGTGGTGATGCTGGTCGGCGCACTGGATTCGCTGGCACAGGCCTTCGGCGGCTGGGACACACTGATCGTGGCCTTCAGTGCCGTGATGGTGGCCAAGGGCGTATGGGGTATCTATCAGCTGGTGGCGGCGCTGGGTGTGCTGAGCGGCGCCATCGTGATGACGCCGGCGGGCTGGTTCATCCTGGCCATCACTGCGATCGCCACTGCGGCCTACATGATCACGAAGCACTGGGAGCCGATCAAGAAGTGGTTCTCGGACCTGTGGGACGGCATCATCGGCGGCGCCAAGCGCGTGGGTGATTGGCTGGCCAGCCATCTGCCGGCCTGGCTGCTGCCCGGTACCGGCGGCGTGTCCGCGGGTGGCGCGACGGTATCGACCGGCCCGTCGGCGGCCAGCGTGGTGGGCGCTGCGGCGGCGGGCAACCGCGGCACCTCGCCGATCCGGCCCGAGTTGAGCGGCACACTGAAGATCGAGTTCGATGATCAAGGCCGGCCGCGTGTGCGCGAGCTGCGCAAGGCGCCTGGCGGCCTGCTGGACTTCGATGTCTACAGCGGCGCGGTGATGGTGGGAGGCTCATGAGCTGGCGCGACCAACTCCAGCCGGCCAGCTTCCGCGGAGTGCCCTTCTTCGTTGAGAGCCACGAGGCCGAGGTCGGCCGGCGCGGCGAGGTGCACGAGTTTCCTCAGCGCGACGTGCCCTATGTCGAGGACTTGGGCCGGCGCGGCCGTGTGCTGACCGTCGAGGCCTATGTGCTGGGCACCGGCTACATCGCCCTCCGAAATCGGCTGATCGAGGCAGTGGAGCTGAAGGGCCCTGGTGCCCTGGTGCACCCGTACCTGGGCGAGCTGCGCGTGTCGGTGAGCACCTGCAAGCTGCGCGAGTCGTCCGAGGAGGGAGGCCGTTGCCGGTTCACCATCCAGTTCGTCGAGGCTGGCGAGGCCCGGTTTCCGTCTGCCAGCATCAGCACTGGCGCAGCAGCGTCTGCGGCAGCCGATGCCGCTGTGATGGCGGTGCAAACCAGCTTCACGGCCCGTCATTCTGTGGCGGGCAAGCCGGCGTTTGTGGCCAATGCCTCGGCCGGCATCTTCACGCAGGCCCTGGCCGGCATGCAGGCGGCCGTGGCCAAGGTTCGTGGTGCCGCCGACCAGGTGGCCCAGCTGCAGCACAGCCTGGATGAGCAGCGCCGCGACCTGACCACCTTGATCTATGCGCCGGCCAGCGCCGCCCAGGCCTTGGTGGGCAATATCCGCCAGCTGCTGCGCAGCGTGGCCACCACGCCGCGTGATGCGTTGAGCCTGGCCCGCACGCTGTACAACTTCGGCGCGTTGCTTCCGGCGGTGAGCCCCAGCACCACAAGCCGTCGGGCCCAGTACAACAACCAGCGCGAGCTGGTGCGCCTGGTGCGTGTGGTCTCGGCGGCCGAGGGTGCACGCGCTGCCACCGGCGTGGCGTGGGAGAGCTTCCAGGATGCCGTGGGTGCCCGCGATGAGCTGGTGGCGACGCTGGACGATGTGATGCTCGACGCCGACCTGGTCGACGAGGTTTACCAGGCCGTGCGCACCCTGCGCTCGGCGCTGGTGCGTGATGTGGCGGCCCGCGGTGGCGACCTGGCGCGCCTGGTCACATGGGTGCCGCAGGCCACCGCGCCTTCGCTGGCGCTGGCGCAGCGCCTGTATGCCGATGCGATGCGCGAGCCCGAGCTGGCGGCCCGCAATGCGATCCGGCACCCACTGTTCGTGCCGGGGTCCGTACCGCTGGAGGTGCTTGCAGATGGCTGACGCTGCGCTGGACCTGCTGGTGGGCGGTCGCAGCTACGCGGGCTGGAAAGAGGCCCGTGTGCAGCTGAGCATGGAGCACTGCGCCGGCGGCTTTCGCCTGCGCGTGAGCGAGCGCTGGGCTGGCCAGGCCGACGATCGTGCGATTCCGGCCGGTGACCGCTGCGAGCTGAGGGTCGACGGTGAGACGGTGATCACCGGCTATGTGGACAGCACCGAGTGCAGCATCGACGCCAAGGCGCACGATGTGGAGGTGTCCGGTCGTGACGCCACCGGTGACCTGGTCGACTGCAGTGCGGTGCGCAAGGCGGGCCAGTGGCGGGGCCTGCGCATCGAGCAGATCGCGGCCGAGCTGGCGGCGCCCTACGGTGTGGCGGTGCGGGCCGATGTGGACACCGGCAAGGCGCTGGCCAGCTTTGCGCTGCAAGAGGGTGAGTCGGTGTTCGACGCCATCGAGCGTGCGGCGCGGATCCGCGCGTTGCTGCTGGTGAGCGACAGCAAGGGCGGCCTGCTGATCACGCGGGCCGGAACCAGCCGTGTGGCGATGCCGCTGGTGCTGGGCGTCAACATCCTGGCGGCCAAGGCGGGGCTGGACATGCGCGAGCGATTCAGCAGCTATACCGTCAAGGGCCAGGCGCCTGGCAGCGACTTCTTCAACGGCCCTGCGGTGTCGCAGATCAAGGCCCAGGCGGTCGACCCGGCGGTGCAGCGCCACCGGCCGTTGATTGTCACCAACGACACGCCCGACGTGGCGGCCACGCTGGTGCAGCGTGCGCAGTGGGAGGCGAAGGTGCGGGCCGCCAAATCGGTGGAGGTTGAGGTGACCGTGCAGGGCTGGCGCCACCCGGCTGGCCTGTGGCGGCCGAACGCGCTGGTGCGCGTGGTGGCTGCGCCGTTGCGCCTGGACCATGACCTGTTGATCACGGCCTGCGCTTTCAACCTGGACGACAAGGGCTCGACCACGGTGCTCAAGCTCACCCGGGCCGACGCGTACACGCTGCTGCCGATGACGGCCCCCGGTGCGGGCGCGGCCGGCTTCTGGACGCTGCCCAAGCCCCAGGGCACGGGAGCCACGCCATGAGCGGCCTGCAGCGCGTTTTGCGGCCGCTGGTGCAGCGCATGCAGCTGATGATCGGCCGTGCCGTGGTGCTGCTGGTCAACGACGGCACCAAGCTGCAGGGCCTGCAGGTCAGCCTGCTGGCCGATGAGGTGCGGGGCGATGTGGAGCGTTTTCAGGACTACGGCTTCACCAGCCACCCGCACCCGGGTGCCGAGGCGGTGGCGGCGTGCGTGGCCGGCAGCCGAGACCATGTGCTGGTGATCGCGGTGGACGATCGCCGCTACCGCCTGGCCGGCCTGGCCCAGGGCGAGGTGGCGATCTACACCGACGAGGGCGACAAGATCGTGCTCAAGCGTGGCGGCACCATCGAGGTGACGGCTGCGACCAAGGTGCGTCTGGTGGCACCGGTGGTGGAGTGCAGCGGCAACCTGACCGTGGCCGGCAGCATCACATCGGGCGCCAGCATCACGGCTGCGGCCAACGTGGCCGACCAGGGCGGCGCCAAGACGATGGCCGGCATGCGCACGGCCTACAACAGCCACGACCACAGCCCAGGCCCCACGCCTGACCCGGGGATGTGACATGAGCGACATCCGTACCGTGTGGCGTGATCAGGGTGGTGAGTGGCTGGTGGCCGGCCCGTCGCTGGCCGACGACGATGGGCTGGAGACGGCCGTGGTGCTGAGCCTGTTCACCGACCGGGTGGCCACCGAGGGCGACACCTCGGTGGAGCCCACGGCCCGCCGGGGCTGGTGGGGCGATGCCTACCCGGAGGTCGACGGCGACCGCATCGGCTCACGCCTGTGGCTGCTGGCCCGGGAGAAGCAGACGCCGGCGGTGCTGGCCCGCGCTGAGCTGTATGCCCGCGAGGCCCTGCAGTGGCTGGTGGACGACGGTGTGGCCAGTGCGGTGGATGTGTCGGCAGAGCAGGTGAGCCTGGGCGTGCTTGGCCTGGCCATCACCATCACGCGCAGTGCGCAGCCGGTGCTGCGCTTCCGCTTCGATTCGTTTTGGAAGGGGGCTTGAATGCCGTTTGCACGACCCACTCTGGCCGAGCTGATCGAGCGCGCGGCGTCCGACATCGAGGCCGGCCTGCCTGGCACCGATGCACGCCTGCGCCGCAGCAACCTGGCGGTGATGGCCCGCATGCATGCCGGCGCAGTGCACGGCCTGTATGGCTACCTGGACTGGCTGGCCCAGCAGCTGATGCCGGACACCGCGGAGACGGTGTTCCTGGATCGGTTCTCGGGCATCTGGGGCGTGATTCGGGTGCCGGCGTCGTTCGCCTCGGGCCCGGTGACGGTGACCGGTACGTCGGGCGTGGTGGTGCCCTCTGGCACGCAGATGCAGCGCAGCGACGGTGCCGCCTTCGTGACCACAGCGGATGCAACGCTGGCCGCAGGCACTGTGGCACTGCCGGTGGCTGCGGTTGTGGCAGGCGCTGCCGGCAACGCGGTGGCTGGCACGCAGATGACGTTCGTGCAGCCGGTGGCAGGGGTGGCCAGCGCCGGCAACGTGGCAGCCGGTGGCCTGGTGGGAGGCGCTGACCGGGAGACGGACGATGCACTGCGCGGCCGTGTGATGGCGCGGATCCAGCAGGCACCGATGGGCGGCGCCCAGGCCGACTATGTGGCGTGGGCGTTGGAGGTGGCGGGCGTCACCCGCGCCTGGTGCTACCCGCTGGAGGGCGGCCCGGGTACGGTGGTGGTGCGCTTCGTGCGCGATACCGACGCCAGCCTGATCCCTGATGCGGGCGAGGTGGCCGCGGTACAGGCCTACATCGATGACCGGCGACCGGTGTGCGCGCAGGTGACGGTGCTGGCGCCGACGGCCGCAGCGCTGAACATGTCGATCACGTTGACGCCGGGCACTGCGGCGGTGAAGGCGGCGGTGACGGCTGAGCTGGCCGATGTGCTGCAGCGCGAGGCCTATCCCGGCGGCACGATCCTGCTGAGCCACCTTCGTGAGGCGATCAGCGTGGCCGCGGGCGAGACGAACAACGTGCTGGTGTCACCCGTTGCCGATGTAACGCACAGCGCTGGCCAGATGCCGGTGCTGGGCACCATCACGTGGAGCTGATGCGATGACGGTGGTGCGCCGGCTGACCGAGGGCGATGGCCTGCAGCTGCTGGAGGATCCGGTGGCGCAGCGGCTGACCGCGACGGTGCGCCGCGATGTGGTCGCATTCCTGGCCGACCTGGCCAGCGTGAGTCGGCCTGACCGTGGCGCTGGCGTGGTTGGCTTCAGCACGGCAGTGGCCTATCCCGCCGGGACCATCGGCTCGCGGATCAATGCCATCCTGACTGGCATCGGCGAGGGCCAGCCCTGGGCCGACGTGGATGCGCTGGTGGCCGACCTGGCTGGGCGCTTGCCCACGGGTGCGCTGAGCAGTGAGGTGCAGGACGTGCTGGCGCTGGTGACGGCCAATGCCGCGGTGGCCGGCAGCGTGTCGGCGCGCATCAAGGCCGAGGCCGATCTGCGTGTGGCCGACATTCAGGCCGAGGTGCTGGCGCGGCAGTCGGCCATCTCCGCAGCGGTCGACGGCCTGGTGGCAGAGGTGGTGGCGCTGTTCGAGGCGGGGGATGAGACGGTCAACAGCCGTATCACGACCGAGGTCGGGCAAAGCATTTCGCGCGACAGTGCGCTGGGGGTGCGCGTGGACTCCGTCAGCGCACGGCTGGACAGCGGCGACATAGCGACGTCGCTGGCGGCCGCTGCCACCTATGCCTACACCAAGGCCGCTGTGGACGCCGCGCTGGCCAGCACCAGCAGCACGCTGCGGGCTGAGTTCAGCGGCGCGGACGATGCGATCAAGGCTCGGCTGAATGCCGGCGGCGACATCGCCACGGCGATCGCCAGCGCCGCCAGCTACGCCTACACCAAGGCGGCGGTGGACAGCGCGCTGGCCAGCACCAGCAACACGCTGCGGGCCGAGTTCAGCGGTGCGGACGATGCGATCAAGGCCCGCCTGAATGCCGGCGGCGACATCGCCACGGCGATCGCCAGCGCCGCCAGCTACGCCTACACCAAGGCGGCGGTGGACAGCGCGCTGGCCAGCACCAGCAACACGCTGCGGGCCGAGTTCAGCGGCGCGGACGATGCGATCAAGGCTCGGCTGAATGCCGGCGGCGACATCGCCACGGCGATCGCCAGCGCCGCCAGTTACGCCTACACCAAGGCGGCGGTGGACAGCGCGCTGGCCAGCACCAGCACCTCGCTGCGCACAGAGTTCAGCAGTGCTGACAATGCGATCAAGGCGCGGCTGGACAGTGGGGACATCGCGTCGGCGATTGCCGCTGCGAGCAGCTATGCCTACACCAAGGCGGCAGCCGACTCGGCGATTGCAGCGTCGGCGTCCAGCCTGTACTCGTCGATCGCCGGGCCTGGTGGTGTGGTGAGTGCTGCCGTGGGGGTGGAGGCCAGCGCGCGTGCTACCGAGACCGGTGTGCTCAATGCGCAGTGGGCGCTGAAGGTGGTGGGCACGCGGTCTGATGGGCGCCGGGTCTTTGGTGCCATCGGCCTGGCGTCGACGGCCGCGGCGGCTGGATCTGGGTCTGAGTCGCAGATCATCCTGCAGGCGGACCGCCTGCTGTTCGTGCCGTCGAGCAATCTCAACGCCGACGCGACGAATGTTTTCGAGCTCGGCACCGTTAATGGCGTGACGACGCTGACTGTTCCCAGCGCGCGCATCGGTGATCTCACGGTCGGCTCCAAGGCGCTGGCCAACAATGCCACCTCGAAGGTGATCGGCTCGACCGTGGCCTATCAGACCGTGGCGCAGACGACGCTGGTGATTGAGGCGAGCGACATACCGGCCGGGCAGGCCACGGTGCCGGTCACGATCATCGGCAGCGCCGATTCGATCGGTGGGTCGATCTATTTCGACATTGCGTACTTCGCGGCTGGGACGGCGAACTGGAACTTCGCCGGGAACCTGCTCGCGGCACAACCGCCGGCGGGTGTCGGTGCCTCGGTGCACGTGGTGGCCCTGGGTGTCGGCACGTGGGTGATCGGTTGCTACAACCACGGCGGCAGCCCGTCCACGAGCGTGTACGACGGCAATTCGCGCAGCCGTAGCGTGGCTGTTTTCATGAGCAAGAAGTGATGGCCGACATGGATCAAGTGACCAGCACGGACCATGTGATCTACCGTGTGTCCAGCGGGGAAATTGTCCGGACCTTCGCCGGGCCTGAAGCGGATGTGGCGCACCAGCTCGTCGACGGCGAGGCTGCTCTTCCTGGAACTGGCAGTTGGCTGACCCACCGTGTGGTGGATGGTCAGGTGATCGCCTTGAGCGAGCCGCGGCGGCCCCCATTCGACGGCGCGCGCTTTGACTTTGACAGCGGGCTTTGGTTCGACCCATTGCAACGCGCCGAGACAGCGGCGGCGGCGCGTCGAGAGCTGCGTGATCGCATCGCGCAACGGATTGCGGGGCTGGAGGCACGCCAGCATCGGCCGTTGCGCGAGATCGAGATCGCCCGTGCGCTGGGCGCTTCGGTGCCGGCGGCTGCTGTGGCCGTGCTGCAGGAGCTGGAGAGCCAGGTGGCGGGTCTGCGGGCTCAGCTTGCAGGCCTGTCCTGATGCGGCGTCATGGCGGAGCGCGACTATCTCTACGTCGTCAGCGGGACGGGTGTGCCGCTGGTGTGGGGGCCGGCGGCCCTGATCTGGGAGACAACGATGCTTGAGCAGCTGCGTGAGCAGTTCGGGCTGGTGACCCATTCCGAGGTTGAGTTTCGGGATGCTCTCGCTGCCCTGTTGCCGTCCGGTGGTGCCTGGCCGCGGGATGATGGTTCGGCGCTGATGCGCCTGCTCGGGGCATTGGCGGCAGAGCTGTCGCGGGTGGACATGCGGGCCGGCCAGTTGCTGGGTGAGACCGATCCTGCAAGCACGACCGAGCTGCTCGTCGACTGGGAGCGGGTGGTCGGCCTGCCGGACCCGTGTGTCACGCGGGTGCAGACCGTTGCTGAGCGGCGCATGGCGCTGGAGGGGCGGCTGACCAGTGCCGGCGGACAGTCGCGGCGCTTCTTCATCGAGCTGGCAGCTCGCCTGGGCTACACCGTGACCATCGATGAGTTCGCCTCTGCGGCTGCTGCCACTGCTGCCGGTATTTTGTTTTCAGGCAGCGAGTGGGCTCACACCTGGCGGGTCAATGTGCCGAGTGCGGTCGCCGTGACGCCGTTTCGGGCTGGGTCGGGTGCCGCAGGTGAGCCTCTTCGCACCTGGAGCAACGAGGTGATCGAGTGCCAGTTCAACCGGTACAAGCCGGCTCACACACGCGTGCTCTTTGCCTACGGCACCTGACCTTTGAAGGGAGTTTGAACATGCATCGAATCGATGGACCCGCCGCTGCCCCTGGTGGCGTTTTCACGGATGGTGATCCTGCGGTCGGTACGCCGGCCACGGTGGTGACCGACGACTGGCTGAATGCCGTGCAGGAGGAAATCGTCGCGGTGATCGCCAGCGCCAGCATTGGCCTGGTGAAGGCGAACAATGCCCAGCTGCTGGCTGCGATCCAGGTGCTGACCGCTCGGGCTGTACCTCCCGGGGCGATCCAGGCGTTCGGGATGAGCAGCGTGCCGGCTGGGTGGCTGGCCTGCAATGGGGCCGTGGTCTCGCGCAGTGCGTACCCTGCGCTCTTTGCGGCGATCGGCGTGACCTATGGTCCTGGCGACGGATCGACGACTTTCGGTCTGCCCGACCTGCGCGGGGAGTTCTTGCGAGGGGTGGATGCTGGCCGTGGTGTGGATGTCGGCCGTGCGCTGGGTAGCGCTCAGGCTGATGAGCTGAAATCCCACGACCACGATGTGGTCAACGCGGTTGGGGGCTCAGCCACCTACGGTGTGCAGCTGAGCCATGCACAGGTCTATGGTGCTGGGCAGGGCGACGAGTTGGTGGTACATGGGGCGATCCTGGCCCGAGGTGGGGTGGAAACGCGCCCGCGGAACGTGTCTGTGGCCTTCGCTATCCGCACCTGAGCTGACCGAATCCGCCAGTTGGTTTGATGCCTCAAACTATGTGGCGTGATGCCTCAAACCATTTGGCGCTTTACAGTTGGTGTGTTCTGCGCAGGTAAAGGAGGAGGTGGCGGCCGCAGGCCGACGCCGGGGGACACGGAGCAGAACACGCCAACCTGGCCCGGCGCGTCCGCGCCAACCTACGAACGACCGCTGCCAGCAA